AACGCCGAAAGCGCAGACGATACAGCTTTTAATACAATATCCGGAGATTTAGTTTCATTGTCATCTACAGTTGACACTGCAACAGGAAACCTTTATGGATTTTTCGATAAGGATGAAAATTTACTTTCAAACGTTTCTGGAAATTTTTTAAAATTAACTTTTGGATCTCACGGAGTTCCCGAAACTAGTAGTTCCCCAGGAGTAGTTGGCCAAATAGCTTATTCACAGAGCCATATATACATATGCACTAAACAAAACACCTGGAGGAGATGTCCCGTTGGCGATTTTTAATTTACCCACCAGCGAAAAACCAAAACGCAACGTCTCGATTTTTCGGGTTTTTTTATCGTTTACCAAGAAACCCTCGGTTTCCCGAGGGTTAAATTTGTTAGAATTAAGATTCTAAAGTTTCTATTCTAGATTTAAGGTCTTCGATTAGTTTTTGTTGTTCCTGTATGGCGGCAATTGCATAAGTAAATAAACTATTATAGTTCAATGTGTGAGGACTTGTTGCTGTTCCGTCCTCATCAACACCTTCTGGACTGACCGTAAAAGATAATTCATCAACAGTTAATACCTGTTGCGCGATAACACCCGCCTCGATGCAATGATCCACCAATTCACCATCCTCATCAACTGGATTGCCATCCGCATCCAATTCAAAGTTATGATCAGCATCGTACATTTTGGTTGTTTTGATGTACTTTTTAGGAGTAAGTTTGCCGAGTGTTTCGATTGCGCCGATAATCGTTTCTTCATTGTGTTTTACGCGGTCATCAGAAGTGAAACTATTGGTGTTAGAGAAAACGTCGCCATTATTTTTAACTTTAAATACTTCACTCCCAGCCCCAAAGCATCCAATCAAATACCCATTGGAAGACGACCCACCTACCGACTGAATAACCATCCCGTAAGTGGTTGGTGTCGCAAGTTTATTACTCCAACACGCTTGCACGGTCACATCTGTTGCGCTAAAGCCTGCGGCGTACACACTAGCTTCTGTCACAACGCTAAGTTTATCAATAGGGGCCGTAATACCAATACCTACATTGCCTGCGGAGTTGATGCGCATTGCATGGACCAGATTACTAGCGTCCGTTGATATATTTTCATTTAGGGCTGTGTAGAAATCTATGTTTCCGTCGTCATGACCAGTCGCATCCGCACCCATACTAATCGCGGCAATTGTGTCTGGATTTGTTGACCCAGGCCAATCATAAGGCGCACACTTGATCCATTTTTTGCTGTTTTCTGCGGCACTAGTACTATGCTTTCCTCCGAGCCACAGCTCATCTACAATAGCATCACCATCAACATGCAACTTAGCACCAGGACTCGTAGTACCAATACCTACATTGCCTTCTTTATCAAATGTAACCTTAGTTTTACTTGAACTAATAGGATTGTCACCCACAGAATCTCCCACTTGAAAATGCAGTGCCCCTTTTGTCGTCCCCCCAGCATTTATTGCCCAATTCCTATAATCAGGATCGGCGCCACCACAAGCAAAAACTTGCGCTACGGCATCATCAGCATAAAGCATGAGGTTGCCCTGATTTGGATTCGCAGTACCAATACCTACATTGCCGTTGCTTGTAATACAAAAATCAGTTGTAGCCCGATCCAGGTTATGAATATATAATGACCCTGGTTGACCAATAGAACTGGCAGTCAAGTTATTCTTTCCTATCTGCCAATTATCTGCAAAGTTCACATACTGATATTTATCCTCACCACTCGAGGAGCCGATCTGAATAGAGCCTCCGTGAGTTGAGTCTTGAACAGCAAGCACACTCAAAGGATTTGTAGTGCCAATACCTACATTGCCTGAGGCATCAATACGCATTCTTTCAACCTCATCTGTTCCATTATCAGACACGAACAAAAATGAAGAATGAGTACTGGATTCTACGGATTTAAACTTCATCGAGGAACCTCCCCCCGAAATCTCACTATACTGACCCTGTTGGATATCTCTGGATATTCTAAACTGAGAACCCCATGGGCCACTTATTTCCAAACTTGCATTAGGGCTCGTAGTACCAATACCTACATTACCATTAGCCTGAAGAGTTATTCCTCCAAGGGCGCTGCCACCCATTCCAGAGTGATTTCCACAGTAATAATACAAGTTGGGAGAGCTTTGGCTTAAAGTTACTTGCGCATAAGCTCCAGCAGAGCCTGGAGTGCCAGAATAAACTATTCCGGCTGTATACTCACTACCTCCAGGTGTATTATGAGTTCCGTCGCTAGTGGTGCTAAATTTAATAGGGTGGCTAGAATTAGTGCTATCGCTTTGATCAAACCTATAAGAAAACCCTCTTTGAAGCGAAAGCTCTAACTGCTGCGTTCCATCGATAAAAAATTTCCCACCTGATACGGTAACGACCAATTCGCTGCTTCCAGCTCCTCCCCCGCTCTCTCCAGCGGACTCTCCTCCGAAAACAGTGTGGATATTATAGTTTGTATTTGCAGTGGCTTCAGAAAATACAACATGATAACCGGTCTCTGAAACTCCAGACATTGTATATGGAATAATTTCTCCATCTCCGTTTATTTCCAAACTTGAAGCTATTCTTGGAGTGGAACTAAAAGGTCCATATGTTACTGCGTAACTCTCAACTCCAGCTGGAATATTCGATACAAAAGAAGAAGGTGCATCTCCTCCTCCTCCCCCTCCAACGCCAAGGTCTGCGGCAGCTTTAACCTCCCAGCTTGATCCATTCCAAGCAAGAACATCATTAACTGACTGCGGAGTATCGCTATTTACGCTGTTAAAACTTAAGTTGTCGGTTGAGACGTTTTCGAAATCTGCGTTTTTAGAGTTTAGGTTTTTCATTTTTTTATTTTATTAAGATTCTAAAGATTCAACGCGAGATATCAAGTCATCGACGGTTGATTGTTGAGACTCGATTAGTTGTTTTTGAGACTCGATTAGCTGCTGTTGTTCTTGGGAGCATTTGATAAGCATTGGAACTAATTTTGATAAATCAACACCCATCATATCCTCCTCGTTCACCGATTGATACACAGCTCTCGGGGCGACAGAAATAAGCTCCTGGGCAATTACCCCGTAATCCTGCCTTGAATCGTCAATCTTCCAATCAAATCTCCGAACGCGTATAGCACCTACCTTACTGATTGCGCTATCACAATCTTCAATATTTTTCTTGAGTCGGCGGTCTGAGGTTTCATTGTAAGAAGTGGTTGTTGCGTTGCTCGTGATAGTACCAGCCTGGACGCCGTTAACGTAAAATGCAACCTGCCTGGAGTCTGGGCTATTGGTGCTCCAGTTGACTTTATTTAGATACATACAGCTCCAACCCTTTGCCGCGTCATTTGAAAGCAACAAAGACCCTGCTCCATCGCTATCGCTCTTATAAGCCATGCTACCAGGACCTGTAGTCAAAGAGTAGCTCGCATAAGAGTTAGTGCCAACACCTAAACTACCTTGCCCGTTGAGAAACATTTTTGGTGAAGCATCGACGCCAAACACAATTCCAGCTGTATGACCTCGTATCGCAAGCTGATTTGAAACTCCACCCGTCATTAAAGTATGCGCATCCCCTATATATCCAGCGGTGCCGTATACATCGTTTTCTATTTTAATAAATCCCTCAGAGCCCGATACGGAATTATCCCCAAATATGTGAAGATTAGCGCCAGGATCCGTAGTACCAATACCTACATTGCCTTCACCATTTAAACTCATTACAGTGGCCACGGTACCAATATTGGTAGGGATGCTTCCTGGCTGCGCATATGGGGTCGAAAGCTTGAAATCAAGCCTTCCAGCATGACCTAAGTTTCCACTAGTACCAAAACTTAACGCACCAAACCGTGAGTCTATAACTCCAGAGTTAAAACCTCTATGAAAAATTAATTGATCCTCAACATCAGCCGAATTAACTGCATTTGTACCTTGTAAATGTAGTTTTGCAAAAGGATCCGTAGTACCAATACCTACATTGCCTGCGGAGTCGATGCGCATCGCTTCTGTAAAGCCGCTTTTAAAGAATCGTAAAGCATTATCACTATTATTATAAAGAATACCTCCGCCTAATTTTACAGCAGCATCTCCAAATGTAATACCAGCATTGCCAGTCGCTCCGCTTATAATAGAAGCATAAGTACTTGTGGTACTTGACGTTGTATCGCTTACTTCAAGTCTTTGGTTAGGACTCGTAGCACCAATACCTACATTGCCGTTGCTTGTAATACAAAAATCAGTTATAGACCGATCCAGGTTATGAATATATAATGACCCTGGTTGACCAATAGAACTGGCAGTCAAGTTATTCTTTCCTATCTGCCAATTATTTGCAAAGTTCACATACTGATATTTATCCTCACCACTCGAGGAGCCGATCTGAATAGTGCCTCCGTGAGTTGAGTCTTGAACAGCAAGCAAACTCAAAGGATTTGTAGTGCCAATCCCCACATTACCTGTGAAGAACCCGTTTTTTGTTTTAAAGTTTTTCATTTTTTTATTTTATTAAGATTCTAAAGATTCAACGCGAGATATCAGGTCGTTGATTGTTGATTGCTGAGATTCGATTAGTTGTTGTTGTTCCTGTATGGCGGCAATTGCATATGTAAATAAGCTATTATAATCGAGGCCATGTGGACTGGTTACTTTTCCATCTTCATCAACACCTTCTGGGCTGACCGCAAATGCCAATTCATCAACCGTCAACACTTGTTGCGCAATTACACCTGCTTCAACGCGATGTTCAACTGGTTCGCCATTTTCATCAATTGGATTACCTCCTGCATCAAGTTCGAAATCGTGATTCGCATCGTACATTTCGGTTGTTTTTATGTACTTCTTGGGTGTGATTTTCGAGAGCGTTTCAAGCGCACTAACAATTGGTTGTTCGTTGTGTTTCACGCGATCATCTGAAGTGTGAATGGTTGTTCCACTAACCGCAATATTTCCATATACATCTAACTTTTGCGTAGGACTCGCAGTACCAATACCTACATTGCCGTCACTTTTCACAGAAAACTTATATCCTCCATCAGCATAAACACCGAAAGCATGGGCATCATGGACGGCTGTAGCATCTGTCCTGACAAGCAAGCCTGCGGCTCCGACGTCGGAGCGAGTATTGTATATTCTTGAGGCCCAATTATCTACAGATAGTTTCACCTCAAGGGGGTAACCAGGATCCGTAGTGCCAATACCTACGTGGCCGTTTGATAAGATTTTAAACCTAGAGGTTAAGGAGACCTCATCCCCAACCGGTGTCATTTGTGGACCAGCTGAAAGATATTCTAAATCGACACCTACTACTAACGCACCACGAGAAAAATTAGCATTATCTGCGGTGGATATAAATTTAGCGGACTCTCCTTCGGAAGACCTGACTCCATATCCAATCAATGAAGCTCCACTTGAGTACATTGATCCAAAATTATTTATATAGTCGTCGGAAGCTCCTAAATACTTTATCCTTAATCCGACTACTCCGCTAGTTGAACTCTTGCTCCCAGCTTCAATAATTCCGTTCACATCAAGTTTTGAAAAAGGGTTCGTAGTACCAATACCTACATTACCCGCGGAGTTGATGCGCATTGCTTCGCTAACCCCAGAAAGATTTCCTCCCGTGTAAAATACCAAATGATGCGAACCGTCCTCGGTATGATCTTCTCTAAATCCACCGATAGATGCTAAACCATGCGCAAATAATATTCTTGTTCCTTGATAATTATTTGGAATATTTCTTTGAAGAAACAATGAGTCAGACCAATCAGGGTTAGCGGATGTTCCCGCTGAACCTGCATCACCGTCATAGATATTTAAAATATTTCCAGGACTCGTAGTACCAATACCTACATTGCCGTTAGATTTGATATGCATTGCTGATGTAGTGCCACTTCCGCTGTTTACGGCAAATGAAAGATCAGCAACATTATTTGCTCCTTTCCTTAAAGCGGCAATCTGTGCAACTCTTTTATCTGTTCCTACAACATTTGTATTGTTGAAAGCAATCGTACCACCGAGGTTGTCTGTTTCAGACGAAGTTCCAACTTCAACCCAACCGTTCGAATTACCTCCTCCAAGAACCGTAAGAAATGTACCACCATTATGATTTAGTTTTGGACTCGCAGTACCAATACCTACATTGCCGCCATTAAAATAGGAATTTCCGTCTGAGTGTAATTTTACGCGATCATTATTACTAGTTTCATTTGTTCTAAGTACTAATACAGGTTGATTCTCCCCAGTAGAAACTCCAGTAGTCCACGATGAAATTAATGCTCCCCCTGTAGGAACATCAAACCTACCAACTCCAGCAACGTGCAAACTCGCACTAGGACTCGTAGTACCAATACCTACACTGCCGTTGTGTTTAATGGTGACTGCAGGAGATAATGATAATCCATTATTTGTAAGTATATCTAATTTACCACCGTTAGTACCATCATATGATCCCGCAAGCTGAACTCTTTCACTAGCAGTATCACCATCAACTTCGTCAGTAATTAAAGAAATAACCGATGAAGAGCTTCCAGTATTTATCCTAGTGTTAGTTACCTTTAATATACTTGCCCCACTAGATGTATCCAAATCTCGACGCACTTCCAATTTCGCACCAGGACTCGTAGTACCAATACCTACATTGCCTGCGGAGGTGATGCGCATGCGTTCTTGGGGGTTTCCTACAGTACTTTGTTTGGTATAAAATGCTAAATCCCCAAGATTATTAGAACCCTTATCAATATGAAGTATTGCACCCCCAACATGAGCTGCATCATCATTCGTAAAAGCAATTCCGTTGCCTTTGTTAGTTGTACTATTATTACGGACAACTATAGCGTAGCTTTCAGCATTACTCAAGTCTGCTAAAGCATCTCTATCAGACGCATTTATATCAAGCAATCCTTTAGGACTCGCAGCACCAATACCTATATTGCCGCCAGCGAAATTAAAGCCTTGACCGTTAGAGTAAGTAAGAGAAACAGGAGAAGCGGCACCAGCTATACCTGTACCCCAAGAAATTCCAGCGTCCGAAATTGTATCGTAACCAGCATTTGCAGCGATTTCAATGTTATGATCTTCAAGTTTTATTGTTTCAGTATTAACGATCAACTGAGTGCCATCCACAGTTAAATTACCACTAACAGTTAAATCCCTAAGAATATTAACATCACCCTCTGTATAATTAACACTAGCATCCGATCCAGTTTTCCAATAAACCGGCCTGCCACCAAATGTTGTATGAATTCTGTAATTATTATTAGGAAGATTTTTTGCAAAAACTAAATTATAACTACTCGCAGAAACTCCCGATATTACATAAGGAATAATATCCCCATCCCCTTCAATTTGTAAATCTGTTGAAATGCTTGGAATAGCATTGTACTCCTCAACAAAGTCGACCTGGTAAATTGAGCTTCCGCTCGGTAGGGGCTTTATAAAACCTAAAGGAACTTCTCCAGTAACCAACCCTCCTGGAATATTCGAACCTACCGACCACTTGCTATTAGCGAGATCCCACTTTACAATATCACCATCTTGAACCGGCTGCGTATCACCTACTGCGCCATTAGACCCCACCTTAAATTCAGAAGAAACATTTAATGAGCCCTCGATATAGGTGTTCCCATCGACATGTAAATCATACTCAGGATTATCAGTACCAACCCCAACCTTTCCTGCGTCATAAAATATCTCACCAGCTTCATTTCCGTCTTGCCACTTACCCAAGCTGGAAGATGCGATGCCAGTCAAAACTGCATTTCCATCAACATAAAGACCTTGCGAAAAATTACCAGAACCAGAAACATCTAAATCATAAACCGGGGAATCGCTATTGACTCCAACGTTACCGCCAGTATAAAATATCTGACCAACGACATTTCCGTCGTTTCATTTTCCAGCACTTCCAGTAACCACGGCTTCTCCGTTAACATAAAGACCTTGCGAAAAATTACCAGAACCAGAAACATCTAAATCAAGATTAATTCCGATATTCGAGGATTTCAAGAAGACCCCGCTTCCAGATTCATTCAACAATTCCAAACCTAACGAGTTAATGGCTTCAACCTTTTCGCCCTTAAATAATTTACCAGAATCAACCCTAACATCTTGATTAAAATTCCAAGCCGCATTTGAGCCAAGCCAAGAAATTGTTTTATTAGTAGCCCCCCTTAAAGTAATACCTCCTCCATCTGCAGTTATGTCCGTAGGAACATCAACAACTCCAAGCTCGATATTTTTATCGTCCACCTGAACACTTGTCTCATTTATGGTCGAAAAATTCCCCCTGACAGTTAAGTCTCCGTCTATTTGAGTGTTACCGGTTATGTGAAAATCTGACTCTGGAGCAGTGGTTCCCACCCCAATTCTACCACCACTAATTCCAATAATAGCTTCCGTTTCTTCAATAAATGAATTTTGTCCGCTCTTGATTAAGTATACTTGATTTTTTGCCATGATTTATAAAGGTTGGTTATAAGCTATTTCGCCATATCTAGTTATATACACATTGATGACATTAACTAGAAACAAAATACCTCATAAAAATAAATTTCAATTCGCCAGGGTAAGCCATAAAATGTAAAATAAAAGTTCCATCATCAACCGCTCTTGGTTCGGCGTTAAATTCGCTCATTGGGAACATTTCTTCATTAAGCCCAAAAACCGTCAGGCCTTTTCTTAAGTGAAGCAGTTAGTTCGATATTCATACAAAATAAACTAACACGAATATTAATCTTTATGAATAGAAATGTCTAAATAACTTCCAGTTTCAAGAACCTTATCAGAAAAGGACACCTGGAAGCCTTCGGTAGAAACGTTGTAAGTTGAGAAAGCGTAAAAAAACTCAGACTCCTCATCAACCCTCATAGAAACATTTACTTGAGGGGGTGTAGGATAAACCAGGGAGTCGCCGATATCCGAATAAGTATATGATAAAGTATGCTGTCCAGTTGGAATAAGCAAAGAAGTGGAAAATGTTCTTTGAGCGCCAATCGCATCATTTAAACTTTCCCCTAATTTTCTAATCTTAGACCAGTCCTCTAAATTATTCTCCCCTGTCTTTTCGTATATAAAATTAGTCTCAGAATCTACATATTGAGACCCCACAACACCCGCAGCCTTTGAACTGTTAGAGGGAGGCCCTGCATCAATAATCAGAGGTTTTCTTATTCCTAGATTAGCATTAACGAAAGTTTCGAACGCGCCCACAATCTATACCTCCTTATGGCTATGAAACAGAAGAGCTGCGGAGTATAAATCCAGGCCATGACTAATAGATATTTTTTGAATTTCACTATTAGAAACTAAAGATTCTATATTTTCCGAATCACCAATACACCCCGAAAGAACATCAACCCAATCTTCTCGAAGGCAAGAGACGATTACAGACTCGCACAACTCGTCAATCATACCTTTCTCCTTTTTGCTTAGCCTTTTTTTCTTCGCTCTTTTTCTCATTTCCGCGTAGCCGCCCTCCCGCAACTTCTCTGTAGAATATATAACCTCCTGAAGGCTTTTTCTCGAATAAAGATTCGCAGATGAGGAAGAAGGCTCTTGAGGAATACCAGAGGTACCCACTGGCCTGCCAACTTCTTTAGTCGGAGAGCTTGCACCTTCCTCAAAAACGTCCTCGGTTACCATTGGTACCCCGCCAACAATAGGATTATACATCCCCTTTTTTCTTTGGGCTATATATTTCTCTTGAGCAGGGCTCATTTCTGCAGGTTTTGGGTAGCTCCCTTTTTCCAGAACATCCATTCCTTGCTCCGGAGTAATAATACCAAGCTCCATTAATCTAGTCGTAACTCTTTGAAGTTGAACCTCGTCCTTTATGTCTGCCTGCTCAAATTTAACAGTAGGGTATTTCCTAAAGCCAAGGTTCTGACAAACCATCTTTACCTGAGGCTGCAAGAAGTCGTATATAAAGGCATTCCTAGACTCCTCAAGGCGCTCCAAAAATATCTTAGCCTTTACCTGACTATTGCTATATCTTTCGTCCCCAACGATTACGTTTTGAAGTCCCTCCTTTATATCGTTATTGATGACTTCGTACTTCGACGGACCAACGACCTTTCCTATGTCTGGAATAACGAATTGAGCTTTTGTTGTATAATCGCTAACAAGTACCCTACCAACGCTCTCGTTTTTGAATAATGTTTGCATAGCCTCCATATTGCGAGGATTAATCCCTCCCTTATCAGGCTCAGCCCCCATCGTTATTAAAAGTATTACATTCTCTATCGTCCTACAAATAGCTTGATCAATCTGCTTCAGCTCAAGCTTGAAATTTATATCATCAAGAACAGGAAAACCGAAAGGGACAGCAAAAGGCTCATAGTCCTGCTTCTTGTAAAAAGAGTAAGCCAAATTTCCCGGCTCAAGCTTGATCCTTATTCCGTCAGAATTATATTTTCCCGTACGAATCTTCTCCTTGATATCTTCGCTTAGCGCCTCAAAAACCTGAGTGTCGTAATCTGTCTTTGGGTTTCGAAGTCTTTCTATATCATATTCGGATAATATTTTTTCGTACAAACCTGTCTCAAAAGAAGATCCCTTAGTCGCGACTATATCGTAAGGATTGAGCAGGATATATTTAATAGGTAAATTTCCAGGCTTCAAAGATAAGGAGGACGACCCGTATATCTTACTTAACTTATCAAAGTCTGACTTCTCAAATTTTCCGTCAACCCTATACAAGAATATGTTACCGCTCCTATAATACTCCCTGAAATACTGATCCTTCAAGTTCCATAAATTAATTTTATCAAACCACTTATATATAAAATCCCTCGACTTCTGAGTTCCTCCTTCAAGGTATATTTTGGAATTGGCAAACTCAGACATAACATCAATAGCGTTTCTAAATACAGCTACATTGGCATACGCCTTTTGACACAGCTCTATAGCTTCCCTAACGTTGACCCCGTCACTACCATAGTTATATGGAAGCATTCCTCCGGAAATATGAGAAAACCGATATTTTTTATCCGACTTATGAGCGAAGTTCCTTCTAGAAGAAAACTCATCGCTTTCAGACTTATTTCTTGAATAGTTTGCACTGGACTCTATATAGTAAGGTTCCCCCGAAGAAGAAGGTGGAACGACAGGAGAGCTTAAAGGGTTGCTCTTGCTCGCAGAAATCTCCTTCTCGAACTTGCCCCAATAATCAGACTTTTTAATGTACTTCCGTTTACCCATCTATTATGGTACACGAAAGTTAAAGTAAAGTCTACTTAAAGTTAAAAGTTAACTTTTTAACTTTTGACTTACGATCGAAAGTGTATATACAAAAATGGCAAACAAAAAACAAAGAAGATGCTCAGTATCAACAACAAAAGGCAAGGTCAAGGGGACCATAATTAGCGAGTACGAAGAGGTCGGAGGGCCAGATGACGGAGCTATCTTTGCTACAATAGAACTAGACAACGGACAAACAATAACAGTAAAAATGTCCGAAATCCAAGATTGATTAGTGTAACTCAAGCCATGAGCGACAACAACACACACCCCGACTTTAGATACCCAAACGACAACAGAGACCTTCCCCCAGGAACCCTCAGCTACCCCTCTCAGCAAAAGGTTGGTGAAAATTCCCAAAAAGGAGATCGAGATTATTATGCCAACGACAACGGCGGGCACCATGCAAACTCAAACAGGCAAAGCCTTACATCAGCCGATCCACTCAATAAGAAACAAGCGCCAAACTCAAATTACAAAACGCCATGATCTTTGCAGTAACAACACTAATTTCGGCATTAAGTATTTCCTGCATAGCGGCGTACTTCAGCATTATCGGGCTGGCAACTATTTTCCCAGGATCTATGTACGCAGTAATAGCTATGGGCTCCGTGCTAGAAGTGGGTAAAATTATAGCTTCAATTTGGCTGCATAAAAATTGGAAGTCGGCGCCAAGAATGATAAAGTTCTACCTTTTTTCGGCAATTATTGTATTGATGGGGATAACAAGCATGGGTATTTTTGGATTCCTATCTAAGTCCCACATAGAGCACGAGCAAACCGCCGAAAAGTCTAAAGCTCTAGTAAGTCAAGTAGAAAGCAAGATAGAAAGGCAAAGAGAATACATACAAAGGCAAAAAGACCTGATGCTTAAAAAAGAAGAAGAATCAGAGAACCTCGGAGGAAAAACCTCTGAAAATATAAAACTTGAACAAGGAAAAATATCTCAATTAACAAATCAACTAGATAGAGACATAAGCATTGACAATGAAATATTAAAATCCCTCAACAATAAACTTTCTAAATTAGATAAAGAATTAAATGATTTAAAAAATAAGTCTGGAGGATTATTCTCTAGCAAAAAGAAAGATATTGAATCTAAGACACTAGAACAAAAGATCGAAAGAGAAAATATAGCTAAAAAAATAAAAACTGCTGAAGATAACATATCCAAGCAAAGAGCAGAAACTTCTGAAATAATATCCAGCATAAGAAAAAGGATACAAGAGTACCAATCTTTAGGCTTCGAGGATCCAGGGGAGACAGAGTCCAAGGTTGAGTTGTTTAATATTAACATATCTAAAGCTCTAGACGAGATTGATGAGCTAGAGCAAGAGAAATTTAATTACAGCGACGGAACGAGGCAACTAGAAGCTGAGGTTGGGCCAATCAAATATGTTGCAGAGTTTATTTCAGATATAACAGGATCTTCTTTTGATATCAGTAAGGCGGTAAGGATAGTGATATTGATATTGATTTTTGTGTTTGACCCACTAGCCATCTTACTGGTTCTCGCAGCGCACATAAGCCTATCCAAAAGATTCCCCAACGCAACTATAGACGAAGAAACTTATATCAAAAAAACCGCACAACTCCACCTCAAAGAAAAAGAGATAAAATCAAAAGAGCTTGAGCTTAAAGAGAGAAAAAGAGACGTTGAAGAAGACTCAAAGATTATGGAACTTCACGAAACTCAATCTAAAATATTCCAAGAAGAGATATCAAAAAATAAAGAGATCCTTCGCAAGGTAAAAATAGAAACAGAAAAAGAATTAATAAAAAAAGAAAACACATCAGAAATAACCCTTGAACTAGAAAACCTGCAAAAAGAAAAAGTTAACGTAGAGAAAGAAATCAAAGAGATAAGAATCAAGAAAGGCGGTTTAATAGATAGAGCTGATGAAGCAATAAAGAGCGCTAAAGAAATCAAAGAGGTCCTAGGAGAACACGCAAGAACCAAAGAGCAGATACAGCAACTCAAGTCTGACATATGCATTAGCGGTGAAAAATTTGAGTCCCTAAAAAAACAAATAAGAGCCATAGAGCTAGAAAACAAACAACTTAAAGCCGCAGAAGCGCCAGAGCCAAACATAGGACTTAAAAATAAAATAACGCAACTCATAGATCAAAAGAACGACTTGTTAGAGCAAAACTTAGAGCTTAAGAGTAGTAAAATGTTCGTGATAAAAACGGAGGCGTTGCCGCAAAACAAGAGCAAGCTATTAATACCCTCGATTAAAAAAGGCCACCACGAATACTCGAAAGAAGCCTCTTTTTCTGAAGACCAAATATTAATGTTAACAAAGGTAAGTCGAGAGCTTGATGACGCATTTAAAGACCTCGACAACGAAAACCTCAAAAGGTTGTATGAGCTTAAGATAAAAAAAATAATAGACCCTAGATGCGACAACGCTACATACAGACAGGTAAAGCCTGAATATAAATTTATTCCTTGACTTTATTCTTTTTTTTCGCTACAATCCATGAGTGAAGAAAATAAACAAAAGAGAAATAATAAAAAGATTAGTAGTTGAGCCCAAAACTCAAAAAAGATTCTTTTGGGCCAAAGAGATGAAGATTCTAAACTCCCTCATGGAGATATTTCCAAATCTAGATTTTTGGACAAAAGTTTCCATAAGGAAAGTTCCGTCCCTAGCCGTAATCAAGTCGCAGAAAGGATTAAAGATATTCAATAATAAATATAGAGAATTTAATTATAAAATACCAGTAAAAAACGAAATTCAGCTTGGAGACAAAACAGGAAAGGATATCTTTTATTCGAAAAAAAATAAAACAATCAGACAATTCATAGATGAGTAAAATAAAAAAAGAACAGCCAAAGACAACAGATCAGATTTCCAAATTCCTAAACGATAAAGATAATCAAAAGTACCATTATAACTTCCACGAAGCCGATGAATACAAAATCTCAAGCGGGAGCCTAAATCTTGACATAGCTATGGGCGGAGGTCTACCCAGTGGAGCTCATAGATTTACAGGAATAAACGAAGGGGGGAAAACTAGTTGCGCAATAGCGTTTGCCAGAAACTTTCAGAAACATTTTGGCAAAAAAGGAATGGTTATCTATATAAAAAGTGAGGGCAGATTTAGTCGAGAGATGATAGAAAGGTCAGGAATAGATACGGACCCCGAAAAGTTTTTCGTATTCGACTGCAACATCTTCGAGAAAGTTTTCGAACTAGTAAGGGAATTAGTATTCCAAAACGAAGACGATAAGAAATACATGTTCATCATAGATAGCGTTGACGCTCTATGCAGGGTTGGAGACATAAACAAGCCTTTCGCAGAATCAGAGCAAGTGGCGGGGGGAGCCTTAATCACTTCTGTTTTTTTAAAAAAGATGGTTCTCCCCATATCAAAAATGGGGCACACAATGATCCTGACAAGCCAAGTTAGAGTGGAAGTCGCAACCAATCCTTACGCCGCAAGAGGCGGGCCAAAAACAAAAGAAGCCGGAGGCAACGCCGTAAAACATTACGCAAACTTTATACTCGAATTTCAAGAGAGATATACTTCCGATTTAATATTTAAAAATCCTAGCGCCACGACACTAGACGCAAAAGGGGAACCTATAGGACATTATTGTAAAATAAAATTCAGAAAAAGTATAAACGAAAAAACCGGATCTACAACAAGGTATCCCATAAAATACGGCCAAAAGTCCGGAAAGTCCGTATGGAGGGCCAGGGAGATATTAGACATGCTATACCTCTTTAACTTGATAGAAAAAAAAGGCGCATGGATATCGATATCAGAAGACCTAATGAAGGAGCTGGAAATTAAAAAAATGAAAATAAACGACAAATTCCAAGGAGAACAAAGGCTAATAGACTTCCTAGAGGGAGACGAAAGCTTGTGTGATTTTCTATACCAAGACTTCAAAAAGTTAACGAATGCGCTTTAACACTCTAACTGGAGCTGTACGTACGGTAAAAAAAGCTAAAAAATACCTAATAGACTGGGAAGCTCCGAGTAGAAGCAAAATACAATTTAAGACAAAAAAATTCCTAGAAAAGTATTGGAAAGGCCACATCGTATTTGAAGAATTCCCGGTTGCGGGGAGCAAGCTATCTCTAGACTTTTATAACGCCAATAAAAAAATTGCAGTGGAAGTTCAAGGCAAACAGCACACGAGATACGTGCCATTTTTTCACGCAAACAATAAGATAAATTATATAAATCAGCTAAAAAGAGATCAGGACAAACTAAGGTTCTGCGAACTAAACGAAATACAACTAATAGAGATATACGAAGAGGACACTCTAACCGAAAAATTATTTGAAAACTTCGGAGTTTTTCTTTAAAATGTGTATACTACAGTATGAGCGAAGAATTTATTGATCCTGAGAACCTAGGCAAGTTTCATTTGCCCGAAAGCGTAATCTCTCTACTTTTTGAGCTTAGCGGCTCAGGAAAAGGGGATAGCGGCTTTATACTTACCTACGTGAACCAAGAAGGGGTGCCATCAATCATAACAAAAGTAAACTCTCCAATCATAGAGCTAGGCCTAAGGCAATCTCTAGTACAATACCTCGACCAACTAGCCGCTCAAGAGATAGAGCTAAACCTTCCAAAAGACTCAGGCGACGAAGAAAATCCTTGACTTTAAATCAGGTAAATGATATCATGTAAGAATGATATATTCTTACGAACTAGAGCAACACCTAATAGGAGGTTTAATAAAATTTCCCGAAGCCTATCCATTAATAGCGGCATTCATAGATGAAAAAGATTTTTTCGACGGGAACACAACAGTAAATAAAACAATTTTTTGCGTACTAAGGCAGTCGCTAGAGTCGTCTGACGCATTAGACGAAGTATTATTATCTCAAAGAGTTCAATCTTTAAACATATCCTTTGAGGACAACATAAATATCGCAGATTATATCAAAGCTTTATCGATGAGACAAATATCTAAAGATGGAGTCGTTAAAGCAGCAAAAGAACTCAAAAAACTTACTGTCAGGAGGGAAATTCACAACTCCGCACTAGACGTGGCAAAAAGCATGAAATCAATAGCGTCAAGCTCAAGCTTTGACGATATCGTTGGAGAGGCAGATAAAGTATATAATGACAAAATTAATTTATATGAAATAGGATCCAGCAACCCAGAAAACTTATTTGAGGATATGGAGGACTTCATAGAAGAAAGAGGAAATAACCCGATAGACCAGTTTGGATTAATGGGGCCCCACAAAAGAGTTAACGAATGCTACGGATCATTACTGAGGCCGGGAAATATAACTGTGGTTGTCGCAAGAGCAGGAGTGGGGAAAACGCAGTTCTGCATGGATTTCTGCACGAAAGTCTCCAGCATGAATAATAACGTGCCAATACTTCACTTTGATAACGGAGAAATGAGCAAAGAGGAGTTGATAGTGAGGCAATGCTCGGCTCTCTCAGGAGTACCAATGAACCTACTAGAGACAGGAAGGTGGAGGCAGGCTGGAGATGAAATTATAAATAAAGTTAGAGAGACATGGACAAAAATAAAAGGGCTTAAATTTTATTACTATAATGTCGCAGGGCACTCTATCGAAAGCATGATCAACATAATAAGAAGATTTTATTTCTCTGAGATCGGCAGGGGAAATCAAATGATATTTAGCTTTGATTATATTAAAACAAGTTACGAAAGGCAAAATGGAGCAAGCTCATGGGAGACAGTAGGAAGAATGGTAGATAAATTCAAACAGCTCATACAAAAAGAGCTTTGTTTTAATGACGGCCCCGTAGTTTCTATGCTTACTAGTGTTCAGAGCAATAGGTTAGGAATAACCAACAACAGGAGTTCAGACAATGTGGTTGACGACGAAAGCATAGTTTCACTATCGGATCAGATTACTCAATTCTGCTCTCACTTGTTCCTTCTTAGGCAAAAAACTATGGACGAAATACAGTCCGAATCGGAAGGGTTCGGTACCCACAAGCTTATTTGCTTAAAATACAGATGGTTAGGAGAGGACGTTCATAGAGCCTTGCAGCCAGTAGAAATGCCCGACGGAACAAAAAGAAAAAACTACATAAACCTTCACATGGAAAATTTCAACATAGAAGAAAGAGGGGATCTGCAGGATTTAGTTTCCCACATGGAATCAGAGGGAGTTGGAGCGGTTGAAGGCTTCATGGAAGAGCTTCCTAATATATGATCTCCCAGGAAAAAATAAAAGAATGCCTGACTAATCTTGGGTATAGACTTCAAGACAGGGGCCCTTATTGGCAAACTAACGCCATATTTAGAAACGGGGACAATCGAACCGCAATCCAGATATATAAAGACTCAGGAGTATGGAAAGATCACGTGCAGAATAGTCCGTTCTCTCCATTAAAAAGGCTGGTTGAGATGACCCTGGGGACAAACGACCCTAAAGAGCTTAAGAAGTATCTAGAAGATGACGATATAGGATCGAACTACAACAAAAAAAAATTCTCAGAGAAATTAGAAATGGAAGAAATATACCCAGAAAACTGCCTTAAAAAATTACTACCTCATTATAAATTCTACAACGACAAAAATATATCCTCTGATGTGCTGAAATCATTAAAATCTGGCTACGCGACCAGCGGAAAGCTTAATAATAGATTTATCTTCCCAATATATAACGAACACGGGCAGATCCATGGATTTTCTGGTAGAGATATGAGTCGCTCAACAAGCAGGCCAAAATGGAAGCACGTGGGAAGAAAGAAAGGCTGGGTATACCCACTTTATGCAAGCCCAAAAACAAAAGAATCCATAAGCAAGACGGGAGAAGTTATACTCGTAGAAAGCATAGGTGACTTGTTAAACCTAAACCAAAATGGGTACAATAACGTACTGGTTACTTTTGGCCTAGATATATCCACCAAGTTAATATGTTCAACATTATCGCTCAATATAAATAAAGTCGTAATCTCACTAAATAACGACTCTGGCTCAGAAAAAAACAGAGGATTAGAGGCTAGCATAAAAAATTACCTAAAACTATTAAACTACTATGATCCGGACAAGATACTAATATGCCTACCAACTGCAAAAGATTTTGGAGACATGAGTAATGACGACTTTAAATTGTGGAATAAAAAACTACAATCAACAAAGCCCGAAAAGCAGAAAAAATTCATCATTAATAAAATTAACGAAATATACAAAACTTTACCAAAGTCCCTATTAAAAAATAAAAAAATAATAACCAATGAGTGAATTAACTAAACTATCAGCAAGCAGAATTAAAACCGCACAAACTTGCTCTTGGACATACTGGTGCAATTATAAATTAAAGCTCCCTCAAGCAGGAAATGACGGCTCAAGTAGAGGAACAATATGTCACAATATATTTGAACTTCTAGGAGACAAGCATAAAGCTGAATTTAATAAAATAACAAAAGAAGGAACAATATGGAATACCAAGATTGTCGCCGCTCAAGTTAAGGAAGAAGCCGAAGAGTTAAAGGTTGATGATCAAGAAAATTTGGACTTGATCGACGAAATGATTGTTGCTGGGCTTCGTTGTGATTTCTTTGGAGACACAGAAGAAAAGCCTGAAGAAGCTGAATCGGAAAGGTTTTTTGATTTAGAGATAGATAAGCCCGAAAAAGGTATCAGGTACGCAGTAAGGGGCTACATAGATAAACTTTTCAAATACAAAGACAATTCGGTAATTATTAGAGACTTCAAAAGTAGTAAGCAAGTTTTCAAGGGGAAAGAAATAACAGACAACCTGCAAAACCTTATATACTCCCTAGCTGTAAAACATTTAATCCCAGAATCGCAACCCCAAAGTGAGTTTATCTTCTTAAGGTTTGATTTGGATAAGGATGTTCTAGGAGAAAGAGGAAAAGGTTATGTTAGAATGGAAAAGATAACAGAAGAAGAGTTGGAAGGCTTTGAGCATCAATTAACACAATTCCAAGAGTACCTAGACAACTTCGATGAAGCGTGTGCTACGAGTAACTTTGCAGCAAAGCAAGATTACCCCAGGGACGGAACGTTTGGAGGCCCTCTTGCTTGCGGAAAAGACGGCTACAAAATATCAAGAGGAGAACCAATACTAGATCAAAACGGAGAACCAATCAAAGCCTTTATTTGTCCATACAGAAAACCTATGGAGTACTACGCAATAAAAGATCAGGACGGAAACGTAACAAAAACATCCTTTATTGATAAAAAAGAAACGCTAGAAGCGGACGGCTCCAAAGGAGAGAAGGTTGTAAAAATGAAATATGATGGCTGCCCACACTGGGAGAACAAGCAAAAACTAGATGACTTCCTCGATTAAAGAATATATTGCAGCAGGGATTGTCGCGCAGTTTGGGAGTCTTGTGTTGCTTGGTCGGCGCAGTAAAAATTGCCACAACCTCTCAGGTCATTGGTCAATGCCGTGTGGAATGATTGATCCCGGAGAAAATTCCGAATATGCCGCAAGAAGAGAATTTCTTGAAGAGACCGGTGTTCTTGCGAACAAAGAAATAAAGTTTCTCGACGACTTCGAAGTGAAAGACGGCAAATACTTCGCGTTATACTCGATGCAGATAGACGACCTGATCTTCCCGAGCAATGACGCAATTGATGCAATAGAACATGACGAATGGGGCTTTTTTAAAATAGAAAAAAACTCACTTCCTTCACCAATGACAAAAGAAACAAGAGGCGCAATACTAAAGTTAAAATGATTTCCCTAATTACATCCATGTTTAATGCGGAAGAATTTATTGATTCTTTTATGGAAAACATTCTCGAACAAACTGTCTTTCATAAATGCGAACTGATAATCATAGATGCAAATAAAGAACCAGAAAAACACTTGGTAGAAAATTATCTAAAATATGAAAATATAAAATATAATCATATCAGTGACTTCGGGCTTAGTAAAGATCCCGGCGTTTATGGGTGCTGGAATCTCGCTATTAAAAACGCATTAGGGAAATACATAACGAATGCCAACGTAGATGACCGCAGAGCAAAGAACGCAATCGAAAAGCAATTTAACTTGCTTGAGAAAAAAGAGTATATAGACCTTGTATACTATCGAACCCTAGAGACAGACCTGCCAAACGAAACTGTTGAAAATAACTCAGCAAAAATAGAGTTCCCATGTATAGATTTTTCTTTTGATAATTTAATCAGAGTAAACTCCCCTCATTGCCAACCGATGTGGAGAAAAAGCATTCACGAAAGATTTGGATACTTCAACGAAAGCCTTAAATTCGCAGCGGATTACGACATGTGGTTAAGAGCTGCAGAGCGAGGAGCAAACATGCAAAGAATAAACGAAACACTTGGGTTATACTATAGAAACCCGCAAGGAATTTCCTCAAAAGAGGAAACCTTAATGGACGCGGTTCAAGAAGTAAATCAATTAAAAATGCAATATTTCAACAATGTACATGCGAAACAACTTACGTAAATTAGGAATAATTCAGCCAGGAAGAATAGGGGACATTATTATATGCCTGCCTATAGCAAAATATTATTTCGACAAAGGGTATGAGATAATATGGCCCATAGATAAAAAATACATTAATCATTTTGTTAATCACATTAATTATGTTCGATTTATAGAGTCTCCATATCACATTCAAAGCTGTTATAATATATGCCTACAGTCTGGATGTAATAATATAATTGATTTATCTTTTCGACTACCTGGTCCAGTCAATAATTTTAATAACACAAACTTTGAACTCGGTACTCTTCACTTCGATGAACTAAAATACGAAATAGCAAATGTACCGCTTGAAGAGAAATACAACCTATCAATAACAAGAAATAAAGACAAAGAAAATCAATTAGTAGAGGAATTAAAAATAAACAACGAAAAGTATTCAGTAATTCACACGCAAGGGTCAGACGGATACAGGGCATCTTTCGATAGAGATATATTTAAAAACAATCTGGTCATAGAGATATCCGAAATGACAGAAAGCGTTTTTGACTGGATTAAAGTTTTAGAGGGTTCAGAAAGTTTATGCATGATAGACAGCTGTTTTTCTAATTTATGCAATCAATTAAAATTAAAACAAAAGAAATATTTCGTTCACAGGCCGCCGCCCAATGTGCCGCCAGCCATAACAAGCGATTGGGTAATACATAATGAATAAAGTCGCCTTCACAATCGTCCTAAATGGCATGCCATTCATAAAGGATCAATACGAAATAATACCTAAAATATTTGATCATTGGTACATAATCGAAGGAGTTTCTAAAAATATTAATTGCACTAGATGGTGCAATCCCGTAGCTAGAGAATACCACGAAAACAACCTTTCGGTCGATGGAACTCGGCAATTCCTGGACACAATCAACAAGGAGAAGAAAATAACAGTAATTCGGAAAAAAAACGGAGACGCATGGAACGGAAAAGTTGAAATGTGCAACAGCTTCATGCATTTTATTAAAGATTGCGTATTGATGCAGATTGACGTAGATGAATTCTGGAGCGAAAGCGTCCTGCTTGATATATTCAAATACTGTAAGGCACACAATAACTTTGACGCCATGCAGTTCAGGTGTAGTTTTTACCTAGGAAGTAATCTCGTGGTTAATGGGAAAAATTGCTATGGAGATATGGACTGGGACTGGTGGAGGCTCTGGATGATAGGCAAGCATAATAGTTTCATATCTCATGAGCCGCCAAGAGTAAAAAATCAAGCGCTGGCAATTCACAAGAATAGTACTAGTAAAGCCGGATGGACTTTCGATCACTTTGCGTATAAATACAAACACCAGTTGGAATTTAAAGAAAAATTCTATGGATACAAAGACGCAGTCAATCAGTGGGAGCGGCTAAACTCGCTCGAGAGCTATGAGAATGTGTTCGCCGAAAAATACCTAAAATGGATAAAGACAAGGTGCCCGATAAAGAAAATTTAAGATTTGGAACGGACAGGGATGCCAGCGGCCTAGGTGACACATTATTACTTACCGCTGTATGCAAAAATCTACAGACCAAGCCTACCATCTTACTTCATCCAACTAAAGAGCGATTTAGTATTTTGTTTGACAAGATAGCTAACATTGAAATCACAACAGAGTCGCTGCCTCTATCTAACATAGGCGGCGGACACTATGCCACCCAAAAGCTTAAAAACTTTTATAGCAACGCTCAAGCCTTTGACGTAAGACCCATAGTGCTTCACACATGCATACAATCTGAAATATGGGCAGACAATATTATACGTTCTCTCGACAAACCCCCCTTGATATGGCAGCCATACTGTTGTCCTACCTGGCACAAGACGCGATCGATCCCTGAGCGCAAGCATCAGGGCATAACTGGCAAATATCAAGACCACTACTCGATATTAGATTTAAGCCGTGAGCCCTATAAAAACATACCTCTTTCTAAATATATATGCCTGTTGCGCAAGTGTGGCATGTACGTCGGTTGTAACACCGGGGACATGCATCTTGCAATTGCGGTTGGATGTAGCTGCGAAATACACGAGCCCCCCTCTTGCCGCTTTTTTCAGAGCGAAAAATGGAAATACTTCCACCCATCAGTAACATACAGGATAATCTAATATGACAACTTACACCAAGGATACTTTTATCGAACTGCAAAGAAGAACCGGCTCAGGAACAGACCGCTTCCCCTTAAGCAAAGACATCCAAGCGGCTAAAAATTTACTGCGAGACTGCGCCCAAATTTTAATCAGTAATAAAATTGAAACAATCCTATTATTTGGTAGCCTGCTAGGTTACTTTAGGGATAACGATTTAATTCCGCACGATGTAGATATGGACATTGGAGTTCTGAACGCTAATAACATTAAAAAAATCCGAAAACTGATAGAAGGGGGAAGCTTTAAAGAAAAAGGTATTCTAGCAATAAAAGACAGGGAATTTTCTTTATTCAGGGATGGGTTTTATGTTGATTTTTACTGTTTTAAAAAAGAGGGCTCTAAGTATTTCTCAACACTAGGGTACCCCCTTTACTTTCTTGAAGAAAAGAATTTCCCACTACAGAAAATAAATTTCTTAGGAATGGAATTTTCTACGGTTTTTAATATTAATGAATATATAGTAGATCGATATGGAACAGACTGGAAGAAACCCAAAAAAAATCATGGATCAAAATTCTGAAAACTCAAAATACTGGACAGACTTTTATTCGAGTCAGTCAGTCACTCCAAACCCCTCCCCCTTTGCCGCCTCATGCTTGCCATATATAAAAGAAGGCTCGACGCTAATAGACGTTGGATGCGGAAACGGAAGGGACTCGTCTTTTTTTGCAAGGTCCGGAATTAACGTCCTATCTATAGATCAATCCTTCCCGCAAGAACTTTTCGCAACAAACTGCTTTTTCTTAAATAGCGATGTGGATAACATGCCAAATATAAAATGCGATTATATTTATGCTAGATTCTTCATTCATGCCATCCCCCTGGATAAAGAAATCAAATTTTTAAGCTTCATCAAGAATAATTGCAAACATTTCTTTATTGAAGCGAGGTCAGATAAAAGTAAATTCAATGGAAATCACTACAGGCGCTTCATTAACTTAGAAAAATTAAAATCTAGACTAGATGCGCAAAACTTTAACTATACAGTAGAGGAGTCAAGAAACTTAGCTAAGACTGACACAGAAAACCCTGTCATAATAAGAGTCTACGGAAACGTTAATGATTAAGATAAGTGTAGACGAAGGATATGCATTTGATTATTTATCAATCCTGGAAATTAAGTCAAGAAAGATAAAACAAAACAAAACGCTATCTTCCTTCAAAGAATGTAAAAAATTAATCAGCTCGCAGTTAAGCGGCGAATTGTTTAGTAAAATTTACAGCTCCAATGAATACTCTGCGTGCCTAAAGGCTAATCAAGAAACATTTAATGCTGTAGAAAGAGCGAGGTACGGAAAAATATCCTCCAAGGAAGTAGACGACCTAAACATGAAAAGGTATGCAGCGAAATCCAACCTGCAGAAAAAATTCTTTAATAATAAATTATCTGAGAGTAAGACATAGAACTATAAATCTTTTCTTTTTTCTTTAATATTACGTAATGAAAAAAATAATAGTAACAGGAGTCACTGGTCAAGACGGAAGCCACATGGTCGATTATTTATTAAAGAATACCGATTATAAAATATACGGAACAGCTCGAAGATTAAGCGTTAAGAATCACGAAAACATATTGCATCTAGAGGATGAGCCTCGATTTGAGTTAATCAGTATGGACTTAAATGATGCTCATAGTATTCGTGATGTAGTAATCGACATCCAGCCAGACTTTTTTATAAATTTCGCCGCACAGTCTTTTGTGGCTGGAAGCTGGGATTTTCCGATTCAAACTTGGGACACCGATGCAAATGCAGTGCTTCACATTCTTGAATCAATTCGCCGATTTGCCCCGCAATGCAGATTCTATAACGCCGGATCTTCCGAGGAATTTGGAGATGTGGTCTTTAGTCCGCAAAACGAAAATCACCCACTTAGACCTCAATCTCCTTATGGGGCCGCAAAATGTGGAGCTAGGCACATCGTAAGGGTATATAGAGAATCTTATAATTTATATGCAATACAAGGGTGGTTATTCAATCACGAAGGAAGTAGAAGGGGGCTTGATTTCGTAACTCGAAAAATAACGCACACAGTAGCAAGAATAAAAACAGCCATAGAGAAAGGTAAAAAAGTTCCAACCCTGAAACTTGGAAACATAGAAGCAAAGAGAGACTGGAGCGACGCAGAAGATTTTATGGACGGAGTTTGGCTAATGCTTAATCAAGAAAAACCAAAAAACTATGTTCTCGGAAGTGGAGAAATGCACACTGTTAGAGAATTCATGGAAGAAGCCTTAAAGTGCGCTGGTATAGAATTTAAACCCTCAGGAAAAGAAGAGGATGAAAAATATCACACAAAAGACGGACTGTTGATTTTTGAAGTTGATCAAAAGTTTTATAGGCCGGCAGAAGTTCACGAACTATGCGGAGACCCATCTCTTGCGGAGAAAGAGTTGGGTTGGGCAAGACAAACCGACTTCCAAGGCTTGGTCAAGAAAATGTACAAAAGCGATTATATTGCACTAAGCAAATGAAATCGAATAAAATTTTCGTCGCAGGACACAACGGAATGGTTGGCTCGGCCGTCTTAAATAAATTAAAAAGCGAAGGCTTCAATAATATCATCACAAAAACTCGAAGAGAATTGGATCTAACAAAACAAACTGAAGTCAATAAGATGTTCGGGAAAGAGAGGCCTGAAATGGTTGTTATTTGCGCAGCTAAGGTGGGAGGCATATTAGCAAACAGCACTAAAAAAGCCGACTTTATATATCAAAATTTGCAAATAGCAACAAACTTAATCCACGCTTCGCACATTTACAATGTTAAAAAAATGATAAACCTTGGAAGCTCTTGTATTTATCCTCGAGATGCAGAAATACCCATTAAAGAAGAGAGCTTATTAACGGGCGCATTAGAAAAAACAAATGAGCCATATGCAATAGCTAAAATAGCAGCTATAAAACTATGCGAAAGCCTTTACGAACAATACGATAATAATTTCTATTCGATAATGCCGTGTAATATGTACGGGCCGAGAGATAATTTTGACCTAAAAAGCTCCCATGTCTTACCTGCATTAATTCGCAAGGTTCACGAAGCGAAAGAAAGCGGCGCAGATAGCATTGAGGTCTGGGGGTCGGGCAAAGCATTAAGGGAATTTCTTTATGTCGAGGATCTCGCCGAAGCAATATCTTTTTGTTTAAAAAATGTGAATGCCTCAGATATTTACAAACAAGAGATATCTCACCTCAATTGCGGATCCAATAAAGAAATTTCCATACTTGAATTAACATCTTTAATTAAAAACATCATTGCATATAAAGGAGATATTACATTCGACAACTCAAAACCCGACGGAACATATAGAAAAAAAATGAACAATGCTCGAATTTCAAAAATAGGATTCAACCCGAGAACCTCCCCCC